ATCGCCAACAAGGACCGGCGTACCGTTGACCGTCCAGTTTCGCGCTAACCCGCCGTAGTCGGTGCCGTCTGCCGCGAGAAACGGTAGCCACGAGTCGAGATTGGAGGATCGGAACGGCTCGAAGCGGTGGCTCTCCTCCATCAACTCCGCGTCCGAGAGCGACGCGTTGTAGAGCTTGAACGACTGGACTTGGATCGGGCCCACGTTGGGAACGCCGTCCGCCATCAGGAAGGCGCGCGTCCACGTCTGATCCGTGACCGCGAAGTTGCCCGTCGAAGTTAGCGAGGTGGCGGTCGCCGCGCGGACAAGTCCGTTGGCGTTCGTTGCGCCCGTGATCCGAAGCGCGACGAAGTACCACGTGTTGGCAGTCAGCGTTGCAATCGCTGCCGACGAGTAGGATGCGCCGCCTACGTCCTCCTCAATGATGAGATCGGTCGTGCCTCCGTTGATCCCAATGTCGATATAAGTATCGGCGGCGCCGGTGTCGACCGCGCACACGCCCGTGAAAGCGCCCGGCGTGGACGTCACGCGCAGCCACATGCACATCGTCCACCCGGCCGAGTTGGCCGGGAGGTTCGTCGTGCGCGAGAGGTAGCCGCTGCTGTTCGAGCCAATGGCCACGGGCTACCCCATCAGTCGCTGTAGGAGATGCTCGCGGAGATCAAGATCGCGTCGATGCTGTTCAGCGTGTCGTTCGCGTGCGCGCCTCGCCTCGCGACCCGCAGCCAGACCTCATCGCCCGCTGTGATCGAGTCCAGGTTGCTGATCGTCACGTCGCACGTGTGCACGCGCGTGGCCGTGGTGCCGAGATGCGCGTCGTCGGTGTTGGTCTCGGTGGCGAACGTCTTCGTCGCGACGGCCTGCGTGTCCGTGTCCGGAGTGATGCACGCGATCGCGCCGCCCCAGCGCACGGTGCCGGACGTCGTCGATGCGGCGTACCAGCGAAGGCGCAGTGTCAGGTTGCCTGAGCCGTAGCTGTCCGCGGTGAAGCGGACGCAACAGAGCTCGTCGATGGCGCCATCGAAAGCCAGGCCTTCGACGCTCGGCTCCGTGGTCGACCCAGCGGTCCGCACGTACTGCGGGAACGCTGTCCCGCACGGCACAAACTGCTTGATGTCGAACGGAACGACGACGGTCGCCATCGGCTAACCTCGCTGGGGTATTGGTTTGGCTAAGGGCGGTTTTTCCCGCAGAACGCTCCGGCGGACGCGCCCGCTACGGCACCGGATCGCGCTCCGCAGCGCGCTCTCTGCGCTCGCGGCGCTGGCGCATCCGGCTGAGCCTCACATCTGGTGAGTCCGGGTTGGACGGCCGCGCCAGTTCCGGAAACGGTAAGTGAGCCGTCTCCGGATCCTGTAATGCCGGGCAGGACGGCCGCGCCGGAGAACTCGGCATCGGCGTCTTCCGAAGATCCGATGCCAGACGCTTCGGCACTTGGTAGCTGCGCGGCGGCTGCGGCCACAACGGCGAGCGCGCCGGTTCCGCTCGCTGTGATGCCGGGGAACTGCGCAACGCTTGCGCCAATCGCGATCAACAAGCCCGCGCCGGCAACGTCTGGAGCCGAGGCATCGGCCGCACTCGCGCCCGTGATCTGGAGCCCGCCAGCGCCCGCGGCGGTAATGCTCGGCGTAGCTGCCGCGCCCGCGCTCGGGATGGTGAGCGTTCCAGCGCCAGCCGCGCCGAGCGGTGGCAGCGTCGGCGTGCCAGCGCCCTGCGTCGTCAGAGCGCCGTCGCCGGACCCTGTGACGCCAGGTAGGCTTGATGTGCCAGCACCGGCGAATGCCAGCAGACCAGCAGCAGCCGCCTGAAGCCCGCCCGTGGTCGCGGCCCCAGCGCCTGGGGTCGTGACCGCGCCGCCGCCGACAGCGGTCAGCCCCGAGAGCTCCGTGACGCCAGCGCCTGGATTCGGTAGAGCGCCTGAACCGCTCGCGATGGACCCAGCGAGGACCGCGGCGGCGGACCCGGCGAGCGTCTGTGCGCCCGCGCCGGCCGCGACTAGTCCGGGATGCGCGGCCGCGCCAGTCGACGGGGTGGTGACAGCGCCGCTGCCGACGGCCGAGACTCCAGGCTGCGTGGCGGCGCCCGTACCGGGCACCGTGAGCGCCCCTGCGCCCGCGCCTGCAAGTCCGGGCTGTGCGGCGGCGCCGGTCCCGTCGATTGACGACGACGACGACTGCTCCTCGAGCAGCGAGTCGACGTAGACAACCGGGAAGCCCGTCGCGAGTGAACTTCGCCGAAGTCCTCGGTGGTAGCTGAGGGCCTCAACGAGCCGCAGCGCCACGTCCTACCCCTGCGCGAGCGTGATGCACCCGCTGAACTGGCCCGTGGACGTGCTGCTCGGAATGAACGCCCACATCAGGCAGCAGTCGTCCGGGATCTCCGGCAGACCGAGCTCGAGCGGGCCGAGCTTGACCGGGTTGTTGGCCGCAACGATCGGAATCGTCGCCAGCCGCCTGCAGAGCGTGATTCCGTAGTTTCCCGCCGTGCCCGTGCTTGCCGATGGCGCGACGCTGGCCACTGCGCGTATGCCGGCGTCACCCGTTGCGCGCGGGATCGGAAACATCATGCTCGCGCGACGTGTCGCCGCCAGCGAGATGCTACCGCTCGTGTTGCCCGTGTTGCCTGCGTCGTCCGTGTAGTTTGCGGTGATCGTGATCGCAGTGGATCCGGTGTCTCCGTACCATTCGAGGAATCCCTCAACGTTGAGGCCCGTGGTGTCACCGCGGTTGATCGCTGCCGTTGGAAGGTTCGTTGTGACGGTTCCGGTGCTCGTCCCGCTGATCCCGCCGTTGGCGCTCAGCCTGTCGTAAAGGATCAGCTGCCCGATCTGCGCAGCGATCACGTCGATCGAGTAGAGGTACGTCTTCACCGGGTTGGTTGGGTTGGTGAAGATGTAGCCAGACGTCGCATCGGTTGGGACTGCGGCGGTCGAAGGCGTTGCCGCAGCGGGCGGAAACTGGCCCGCCGCTTTCCAGAGCGATGCCTGGATGCCGGCGGCCATGTTGGCGATGGACGCGATGGCGAACGGCAGCGGGATCTTGAGCGCCGTAACCGCTTCGGAGAGAGACGCGATGGCCATCTCAAGTATCCCGCCGCACGGCGGAGTTCAGGTTCCGACCGGGTTCGTGATCGTGAGCGAGGACATGCTCACGACAACGCCCGACACGAACGAGAGCGTGCTGAACTGCACCTCTCCGCCGCCGCCGGTTGCGGACACAGAGAGGTCCATGATCACTGTCGAGCCGCCGGTCTCGACAATGCGAACGAAGCTTGCCGTTCCGGTCGCGTTCGCGCTCGAGTCGCTGGTGATTGCATTCGCGGTGAGCACGCCTGCCGATGCCGCCGGGAACGCCGTGGAGTTCAGCGTGAGCTCGGCGAGCAGGGTGTTGCCGGACAGGGCCGTGTCGGCGTCGGCAGGCCTCGTGCCGTCGTAGACGCGAAGAAGCCCGCTGTTGAAGTTGTCGCGGATCGCGTCGAGCATTTCGTTTCGGCGAGCTACTGCGGTGCGTGCCATGGGCGCATGTCTCCATTCACCTCGGCAGAGCGAGGCGGTGATCGGTTGGTAAAGGCGGAAGCGGCTTGCGAGAGCGCTACGGACTCGCGGAGCGCGATACGTCTGCGCTCACGTACAGAGCGCCCTTGTGCAGCGTGCGAACCCTCTGCGTTGGGCCTTCCGGCCAGAGGATGCGCACGTCGACGTGGTACTGGGACTCGGTGTGCGAGACGGTCTCACCACAGGGAATTCCGGCGGTATCAGGCGCCCACAGCACGATCGAGAAGTGCGCCAGAACCAGATCCTCGATGTAGGGCGTGAACGAGCGCACGACTACGGCGGACGTCCTGAGCTTTCGGATCTGCGCCAGAATCGTCTTGTCCGAGAGATCGATCGGGTCGCCGACCTCATCGAGCGCCTGAAACAGGTACGAGAAGTCATCGCCGCGGTAGAGCGTTATCGGTTCGTCGTCTGGGACGTTGGTGATCATTGCTACACCGCCAAGGTCTGGCGGATCACCGCGCCATCGCCGACAACCACCACGGTGCTTGTCGCCGAGTGATACTTCGCCGAGCGCATATTCCCAGAAAAACGTGCGGATCTTGTAAGCAGACGCCAGTCGAGGCCATCTGCGGACGCAGCCACCAAGCCGCTATTGCCGAACAGGAAGAAGTATCCACCGCCCTGCTCGGAGGAGTCTCGAGCGCACACGCCAAACGGCGCAGCCGTCGTCCATGCCGCGGGAACGCGGCGCGTCCAATCGACGCCGTTCGCTGACGACTGAACCTCTCCAATCGTGCCTACGACGACGAATAGACCGCTCGCGTAGACAAGGCTGTTGAACGCGCTTACGTACCCGCCCGCCTGCGTGCGCTTGGTCCATGTCACGCCGTCAGAAGACGTCTGGATCTCTCCGCTTGTGCCGGCGAGCGCGTACAGGCTGTTGCCAAAGGCGGATGCCTGGAAGCTGCCAGCGTAGCTCGCGGCCTGCGTGCGCTTGGTCCATGTCACGCCGTCAGAAGACGTCTGGATCTCTCCGCTTGTTCCGCCAATCACAAACAGGCTGCCGCCGAAGACGGCGGTGAGGAATGTCCCCGAGTAAGCGCCCGCCTGCGTGCGCTTCGTCCATGTGACGCCGTCGGGAGACGTCTGGATCTCTCCAGAAGAGCCGACCAAAACGAACAGATCTAGGGATGCGCTGTAGCAACTAGCCCAAAAGCCGCCCGCGTAAGCGCCGGCCTGGGTGCGCTTCGTCCACGTCTCCCCGCCGTTCGATGATGTTTGGATTTCGCCGGCAGACCCCGCTGCAACGAGCACTCCAGCGCTGTCCAATGTCAGACTGAAAAAATTCCCCGTGTAGCTATTGGCAGGCGTGCGCGGGGCATGGTTGACGATCGCCGTCTCGATCGCCGCGAGTCGCGCCACATTGAGCAGCTGGTTTGCGCTTGTGCCGAGTGTGAACCCGAACCCCTCGATCGCGTTGCAAACCTCTTCTTGTGCGTCACCAGCCCACTGGGCCGTGACGATGGTTGGCGCCGAGACGCCGACAACGCGTTCCTTGAATCCGTGCTTGCCGGAACCGAACAAGTCGGTCGCGACGTTTGCGCCGGTGATGCGCCGCATTCGGTACCTGCAAGAGGTGAATGGTTGAGACCGCGCTCAGTCGGCTGGGTGGTCGCCGATCACGCGGAAAACAGCTTCGGTGTGCGCCTGCTGCACGTGCGACAAGCGGCACTCGAAGCGCTCATCGGGCACGCCTACACAGGCGTTCCATGCGAGCACCGAGACGGTTCCGCCGCCGGAAGCTGTGATGTCGACGTGCGTGATAGGTAGCCCGGAAGCGGCGCGCGTCTCGAACCGGCGCCATATCGTGTCTACGGTGAAGTCGAATTGCGCGACGATCACGCTGTTGGCGCGGCACCAGAGAGCGATCGACTTCTCTCCACTCTCGCTGCGGAGCCACACGCTGAACTGAAGGTCGAACTCGGCCGATGGCGAGTTGACGAGATGTGAAAACGTCACGCTGCCGATGTTCAGACGGTCCGCCGTCGTGTTCCCGTCCGGCGCGACCGCCGCGTCGGCGTCGACGCTCGACGTGCCGCCCGTAGTCCACGTTGAGAAGTCATTCGGCGACGCGATGCGGTTCGCCATGTACGCGAGTATGTACACGGACGGTCCGCCAGCACCGTAGAGCCGCTCTCCCGCGCCGCTCTCGCCGACCGTGAATGGTGGGAATGGATGGCGGTAGACGAGCGCGCCCGTGTAGCCGGAAGCGTCTGCGATCGCGATGTAGTCCGCTGGATTGTGGCCGGCGTCCTCGCGCAGGCGAGAGAGCACGTCGGCCTGGCGCGCTTCGATGCTGTCTCCCAACGTCGAGCAGGCATCAGGCAGGCCGTAAGCAAGCTCGTACTCGGGAAGAAGTTCGACCGCTTCGCCAGGGTTGAGTTCGCGCAGCAGCGTGTCGATTCTGTCCTGAACGCGTACGAGCTCCGGGACGAAGCCGCGGAGCACTTTCGTCACCACGGTCGATGGATCCCGCGTCCATGCCTTCCCAGGCGGGAGAAGCGACTGCAGCGAGCTCAGGAACGCCGCGAACGGTCCCTCGGCTGTTCCCTGGCTCGTGCCCTCGAGCGTGAGACTGCCTGCACCTGACAACGGCAGCCGCGTGTTGACGGTTGCAACGCCAGCGAGCGCGAGCGTACCAGCGCCAGTCATGGCGAGCTGCATCTCGTTGGTTTGACCAGCTAGCGCGAGCACTCCAGACCCAGACATCGGGACGGTGCTGTTGATTTGCGAAATGCCAGCGAGCGCGAGCGTGCCCGCGCCCGTCATGGCGAGATCGAAGCCTTCTACGTCTGTGAACGTACCGCCGATCGGGCCGATATAGGCGTCCTCGGTGTAGTAGGCCCCGACGCGTACTTCCGCAGTGGCCAGCGGCCACCAAGGTCCACCGCCGCTGGCGAATACGCCGTTCCCTGTCGTCGCACCAGAGATGTCCAACGTACGAGCGATCGGGTCGACAACGAACGTGATCTCCTGGTTCGCCAAAAACGTGATTGGCGTTGACAGTCGGTTCGACCCAACTTCAGTGACCTCGACGGTTACGGTTCCAGCGATAAAACGCAAGTCCATCGACTCTGTGAGAGTGTCCGGGTCCTGGAAAAAGACGAAGAACGCCGTCCACTCTTTGCCTGACCCAAGCGCGCTTGGCCAACCTGAAGTCCACTTGAACTTCCATGGCCCGTTGAGCATGCGTGCAGGCGTGACGAAGTTGCCAGGGATCGTTGGCCCGGTGAGGTCAAGCAGCGGCACGGTGGCCTCTCAGACGAAGGTGAGCGTCACGGCGCCGATCGGGAAGTTTGGCTGGACGTTCGTCTGAATGTTGATGCTCTGGGTTAGTAGCCCCGTCGCGTACAGTTTCCCAGCGCCGGAGGTAAGTTCGCCGACGGCGCCGTACGTGACGATTCCGCCCGTGCCAGCGGTCATCACTCCGAACAAAGCCGCAGCAGTGTTTGAGCCGACCTTACCCGAGACCGTCCAACCGCCAGTCGTGTTGCGGACGATCGCAATACGCGCATAGCCGGTGTAGCTGACCTCGTTCGTGTTCTGCGTGCCGCCGATGCCGGGGTCGGCTGTATGCAGCGACAGATAGACGTTCGTCGTCGTGAAGTTTGCCGGCAACGCGACGCCGTTGAGCGCCTGCTGCAAGAGCGCGTTGGCCCAGTCGGTAGAAATCGCCATGGATGGAAACCCTTTGCTGCGCAAGTGCGCGGCGAATCAGGCGTGCGGAGCGCCGAACAGAAACCCTCCGCTGAGGGCGATTCCGGTATCGAAGCGCACGATGAAATCGTGTGGCGGAACGGGGAACTGCTGGCCGTCGATGACAGCGCCGTGAACGATCAGCCGCTCGTCTTCGATTTCAGCGTCGAACCGGCGACCGTCGATCTGCACCGACAAGAGGCCGGCAGCCGACCATTGCGGTTCGTACTCGGGTGGGACGGTAAACATGCGGACTCCTCGACTACAGTGAGCTCCAAGAGATCACGCCGCGCACCGGCAGGCTCCCGACAGGGATCGCGAGATCGCCGGTCGGAAACGTGAGTTGGTGCGTCTCCTCGCCAGGCGCGATCGAGATCGCTTCGTTGAGCTGCGAAAGCGTGATCGTCTGCCCCTCGGGCGTGCCGTCGCGGTTGAAGAAGTCGTCGATCTCGAGCTCGACGGCTTCTCGCACTGCTGACGTGTTCGGCGAGATCGCGATCGACATGGGGATCGTGTAGAGCGTCGGCGTGCGCACGAATGCATCGACCGTCGTCGGCTGGCGCCCAGCCTGGTCGAGATACGTCGCGACCTCGGTTAGCTTCGAGCCGTCGAGCGTGATCGGGATGCCCTCATCGTTGACGAGGTAGAGCGTGACCGTGCCTGGGCCCTCGAGACGCGGCAACTCCCAGCCACGCGTGACGCCGGCGACTTCGAGCGCCCAGCGCAGGTAGTCGCCTTCGGCGCCGCCCTTCGGAGGTGTTTGCCGGCGCAGGACCACGCGGCCGAGATAGACTGTCGGATCTTCACGGTCGGATCCGGACTCGAGCGTGCTCGTCACCGTGGCCGTGCTGGTGAGGCCCGCGATGGGGCTGCCGATCGTCAGGATCGTGCCGTTGCCTGCGTTGCCAGCCGCGGCGGGGATCTGCGCCGTGATATTTAGCGAGACGATCCCGCCGGCCACGGTGCCGCCGGGAGCGTCGACCGTGTAAGCGACGGCGTCCGAGCGCGTGTAGACCGTGCCAGCTGGGACGATCGTTCCGTTCGTGCTCGACCCCGTGCTAACGATCGTGAGCCGCGTTGCCACGGCCTCTTTCTTGTTCACGCCCCAAGGCGCGCCGTGCACGGTCTCGACGATGTCGTCGTCGGCGGTGAGCGGGTTGATCTGCCGCGCAAGCCAGTCGAGGTGCGCGTGCAGTCCATGCGACACGCCGGCCAGCGCGTTGCCTGATGCGCGCTCGAACGAGTGCCGAAAGAAGGCGGCTGTACCGCTCAGCGCGCCCTGCAAATCTAGCTTCACGCGCGCTGCGATTTGCTGCAGCGTCGGGCGAGAGAATGGCATGGTGCTCCGCGTTCAAAGAGATGCGAAGTGCTGAGTCCAAACCGTCTGATAGGGAGACGTGTCGTCCTCGGTGCGGTAGAGCTTCGCGGTGAATCCGGCGCGCTCGTTGTCGATGCGCGCGCTCGTGACTTCGACGCGCGCACAAACGCCGGCCGTGACGAGACGCTGAAGCGCGTCCGAGGCGATGCGCTCGCCGTCACGTAGCGTCTCTGGCGTCAACGTCCTGCGCTCAAGTGTCCAGAGGTACGAGCCCGTGGGCCCGTCGTCCTCGTCCTCTTCCTCGTAGACGTCGGCCCAGTAGCCGCGGCGGTCTCCGACCGCCACGTCGTCGTCGTCGCGCGCGGGAGCGTCGGTGTGCAGGATGATCGCGACCAGCGTCTCGAGTCCTTCCTCGATGACGAGGCTGGCGTCGGCCGCCTGAGACAAGTCCGCCTCGCGCGCGCTGGGGGCGAACGTGAGGCGGAGTTGAGACATGAGGTTAGCTCCATGGCACTGGCGTATTCGGTGGCGCTACCAGCGTGCTGACACCGGTCCTCATCCAAGCGTCGACCAGCGCAGCGACCGCGGTGGCCGCTGTTGCGTGGTCTGGCTGGTTCGTTGCGAACGGCGAAGAGAGCCCGAGCGGGGCAACGGGCGGCACTGGTACGTAGCCAGCCATGCCGCCGCCCACGGTGAGCGCGAAGGCCGCGAAGGCGGCGTCCATTGCTGGACCAGCGTACGGCGTCGCATGCACCGCGAAGATGCTCGCGAGCGACGTCGACAGCGTGGCGCATGCTGCGGTCACGGTCGTCGAAGGCGGAATGATGCCAACCGCCCAGGCCTGCACGGCGTCGGCCCATGCTTGCGCCGCTTGCTGGCGGGTCAGCGTGGCGTCGAGCTGTCCGCCTACGATCACCTCGGGTGGACTCGCCGCTACGCTCTGGAGTCCAGACTGAAGCGCGGCGAGCAGGAGAGGCACCGCTATGTACCTGGCGTTGGCGGGCTCGACGGGCCCATTGCTGTTGGGTGCAAATGGGTTGAGACCTTCACCGAAGTTGCCGGCGAAGCGGCCATCGCAGTGATCTCCGCTGGCGCCGTCACGTTCCCGTCCACGTCGATCACCACGCCGTTGATCGTCACGTTCCCGTTCTGCGCCATCTGGAACGAGCCTTCGTCGTTCTTCAGCGTGATCGAGCTGTCCGTGCCGAACGTCGCCGTGCTCTTGTTCCCGCCGCCGCCCGCGGTCACTTCGATCGCGCCGTCTGCCTTCAGCAGGACGATGCTCGGGTCGTTCCCCAGCGAGGCGTAGAGCTCGCACTCACCGTTTGCGCGCATCGTGATCTTGCTCGGGACGTCGCCGCTCGTGTGAGCGCTTACCTCGATCGAGCCGTCTTCCCTCAGGTAGATCGTGCTCTGCAGGTCGCCCTCGTTGTAGAGCAGCGTCTCGCCCGGCTTCTTGTCCTTCGGACGGTAGCGCCGATCGCTGACGCAGATCATGACGCCGTCGTCGCGCACTCCGCCGATGCTTAGGTAGATGCCCTCAGCGCCTGGAAAGGGGACGTGTGTGAGCCCACCTGGCTGCATGTGCTCGGTGATGTCATCGGTGACCTCGCCCTTGAGCACGCTCGCCTGCACCATTTGAATGCCAGGCGCATCCTTGACGAGCTCGATGATCGCCTTGGACGCGACCAGCTTTAGCTTGCGCGCGATCGGGTCGAGCATCCGCCGAATCTCGCTCAGAAGCGCCCTGTCCATCGTCCCTCAGCGCGCTTTCTTGGTGGGCCGAACTGGCTCGACGTCGAACGCGGATCGGTCCATCAGTTCAAGCTGCGTCACGTACTGCTCATCGAGCAGCAGATCGACCGAGGTCACGAGCAGGTCCTGGTCGATGCCGCACCACTCGTCCGAGACATGGACCAGCATGTTGGGCTCCCACAGCTGCCCGACGCTGTTCGTCCACCCTTCGACGGTGTACTGCACGCGCAAGCTGCGGCCGGCGCGCACGTTGCGCTCCCAGACAGCTCGCTTTCCGAGGTCCTCTTTCGTCTTCTGCTTTGCCGCGAGAACGACCATGGGTCGGTAACGATCCACGTCGGGATCGTCGACCTCGTTCTCGAGCTGCGACGCTTCCTTCCCCGACCACTCGTCGCTCGCGGCGGTCTGGCCCTTGAAGATGTACTTCGAGAAGCGCTCACGCCTGCTGCGCGTGATGCCGCCGGAAAGCACGTTGCCGAGCTCGATCACTGCTCCCGAAGGCGCCTTGGATGCGCGATCGAGCACGACGTTTCCCTCTGCGTCGGTCAGCGGGAGGAATCCGCGCATCGAGCACGCCCTGCTCATGGCCTCGAACACGGTCTCGCCCTGTTCGAGCTTGAACCGCTGGAAGTCGGGGCCAGCGGAGCCGTTGCGTAGCACCGTGAGCCCGAACGGATCGCACAGGTCTGCGATGATCTTGTCGATCGACGCGCTGTTCCACACGCCCGTCTGGTAGATCGCGCTGCTGTCGACGAGGTCGCCCGTGCGCGACGTGCCGGTCACACGGAAGCTGACGCTGGAGGCGTCGTATTCGAGGCTCGTCTCGTCGACGTAGCCCGTAACGACGATGTCTCCGCCGCCGGCGCCGCTCGGCAGCTTGATTCGAACGCGGACTTTGTCGTCCTCCTCCACCACGTCGGCGGCTGCCTTGATCTGCGCGACTTCGGAGAGCGCGGTGACACGCTGGTTCGTCAGCCCGAGATCGAAGTCGTGGGCGAGCTTCTCCAGGCTCTTGGAGATGCGGATCGAGGTCCACCCGCTGATCTCCTGGGCGTTCACCAGCAGGCGAACGTCCGGGACTGATGCGGTCGCGTCAGCCATCGCTGAGGATCTGGAGCGCTACGCCGCCAGGCACGAAGCCAGGATGGCGGATGTTGTTGCGGGAGATGATCTCCTCGCATCGGGTCGCGTCGCCGTGCGCGAGGTGGGCCAAGAGCACGGACGGGATCGTCACGAGAGGCGTGTACGGCAAGATCCGAGGCAGTTCGCCGGCGGCCTGCGTGAGGTGCTTGTGAATCTCCACGCGGAGATCGACGAGGGCCGCGTAAACGTCGTCATCATTGCTCTCCTCCGCGATTGCGATGAGCGCGTCGTTGAGCTGGTCGCGCGTCGCGATCGCCGTGAGGTGGCTGTCGTAAGGCATGTCGACGGCCGCTCGAACCGCTTCGATCGTGGTCGCCTGGCGAGAGAGCGCAACGACGGCCGCTTGGTTCTGTGCGCGTTGTGCGCCGAGCGCCGTCGCCGTGTTGATCGCTGGCTCGCCCACGCCGAGCGAAGTCTGCGCCTCAGCCTGCGCTTGGCGGTTCGTCTTGACGATCTTCCTGCCATCGGTCTGCGCCGCTGCGGCCACCGAGGACTGTGTCGCGCGGCTGGACGCTGGGCCTCCGCCGGCCGCCGCTGTCGCGGATGCGGCCGCGGACGCCGACGCGTCTGCCTGGATCTGTGCCTTCACTGCGGGCGTTACCCCGAGCCCGGTGGCGCTCGTGACGCTGGGCGTGGTGGTGGCCACGCCGGATGTAGACCCGCCGCCGATGCCAACTGCGTTGGCCACGCGCTTGAAGGCGCGGCCCACCGTGGCCACGGCGTCGAACACCGCTTCGGTGATGGCGTAGAACTGATCAGCGAGCTCAGTCACGCGCAGCGGAGACGCGACCAGCGTCGCCACGTTGTTGCCGAGCGCCTTGATGAGCGCCGGCACGCCGGTGGTTACCGCGAGCGTGCTCGACACCTTGTTGTTGATGCCGCTGACCACCGCGTTCGCGCGCGCAATGGAGCCGATTACGTCGGTGCGCACGAACTCGGGGCCGCTTGTGATGACCTTCTTCGCGAAGCTGGCTTTCGATGCGATCTTCGCGCGGTCCGCTGCCGACTTGACCTTGGCAACGCTGTCGATGCCGATCGTCGGCGTCTTAGAGTCGCCCGCGCGAACGAAGGGGATCGTGAAGACGGCCTTGCGGCCCTCATCCTCGGTTTCGATCAGCCGGTATGTCTTGCCAGGCTCGATCTCCGCCTGCATCTCGCCAAAGTAGCGGTGGACGAGCTTGCCGGCGCCGCCCTTCTCGAGCGCATCAATCAGCCGGTCGCGGTCGACGTCGTAGTCGTCGCCGATGATCCACGCGGTGACCGTGAACCGGCGCGCAGCCTTGCCGAGGTCCTGCGTCGAGTGCTTGTCGCTCTTGGGATACTCGTGGACGACGCCTCGGCGGCCGCCTTCGGTCTCGTGCGTCGGCGTCTTGAAGGGGACGCCGCGGAATGAGCCGGGGCGAAGGCGGTCGCGGTAGGTCATGCTCCCCATGCTCCGTCGCCGACCGGGAGCGGCCCCGACTTGGTCGTGATGTTCACGCCGCCCGCCTTGCGTGTGGGCTTGGCGGATACCCTGCTGACTCGTCCGTCTTGATCGACGCCAATTCGCACATCGATCGTTCCGTCGACACGGGCCGATTCTTCGGCCGCCTCTCGCGCGGCGCGCGGGCGCACAGCTGCTCCGTGCAATGAGTCGACGGGGGCGCCGAGCGCAGCGGTCGGCACGGAACGGGGCGGCCGTCGGCGCGGAACGATGTCGATGGGCGGCAACTCGAGGACCTTGGCCGGCCCTTGTCCCGGGGCGGGTTTGCCGTCCGCTGCCGGCTCGTTGTCCCACGAATACCTGGACCCTACGACCGTCGCGTCCTTCATGCGCTTGTTGTGCTCGAGCATTCTCAAGCCGCGACGCTTCTGCTCATCGTCTCCGGTCATACCGCCGATAAGAACGTCTGCGTGGGCGCCGAGGTTGCTCTCAGAGACCTCCAGGCCGATCATCTCGCCGAGCCTGCCGAGACCAACAAACGCCTTACCGATCGTGGCGACGGTATCAAGCGCCACAGAGGCGGTGGCACGAAGTGTCTCGGCAAAGACAAGTAGGTCGTCCTTGTTGTCTTTGGCCCACTTTCCGAATCCGCGCGCGGATTCTGCGACCTCGTCGGACAACGCGCTGATCGCGGGCGTCATGGCGTCGCCGATTTCGAGCTGCAGGCTCTCGAAGGCTCCGCTCATTTCCTCGACGGCGCCGCG